CTGACTATTCTGAGAGCATTGAGGACATAGTGAATAAGGTTTTAGTTGTTGATGAAAGTGGAAATAAAGTTGCAGAATATAAAAAAGATAATATACCTCTTTATGGAACGTTTCAAGATATACTACAAGCTAAAGATGGCGAGGATACAAAGAAACAAGCAGAAAAGAAGTTCAAAGATATCGAGAAGAGTTGTAGTTTAAGTGGTTACGGAGATACAAGTTGTATCACCGGTTATGGAGTAGAGATCAAAGATACATATACAGGATTAGTTGGGCTTTTCTATGTAGACAGTGATAAGCATAACTGGAAAAAGGGAGAGTATTCTATAGATCTCAAGTTAAATTTCCAAAATATTATGGATGAACATGAAGCTGGAAAAGATGAAGTTGAAGAAAATGAAGAATTTGAAGGTGGAACAACTTTAAATGGCAGTAAAGTAAAGGCGTTGTTCACAGCGTATTACCCTCATAACAGCAAGATGGAAGGTGGATATTACGATTGCCAAGGAAGTAGATTAAACCCTTCTAAAAAAACTTGTGCAGCCCCAAAAAGTGTGCCTCTTGGAACTAAGATACAAGTTCAGGGTACTGGTACTTCGAGGGATGGCGAAGTATATACCGTAAACGATAGAGGTGGAGCTATAAAAATCAGAAATGGTGTTTACCAATTTGACTTACTTATGAGCTCTGCATCTGAATGCAATCGTTGGGGAAGAAAAAATGGTAGTGCCATCTTAGGAGACGGTACTGGATACTCAAAAGGAAGTATCGGTGGTTATAATGCTACTGGTAAGGCAGCGGACTTGTTAAGAGTGGCGATGTCTAAAAGAGGTAAAAGATACGTATGGGGAGCGACGGGACCTAATACTTTCGACTGCTCTGGCCTTACTCAATGGTCTCACAAACAGATAGGAATTGAAATTCCTAGAGTAGCAAGAGCACAAGCTGCAAGCGGTAAATCAATTAGCAAAAGTGCTATGAAGCCTGGTGATTTGGTTTTCTTTAAAAAAGGTAAAAACCCAGTTCATCATGTAGGTATATATGTTGGAAATGGAGAATTTCTACATGCACCACAGACTGGCGATGTAGTAAAAATTAGTAAACTAAGTTCAAGACGAGATTTCTACAGTGTAAGAAGATATGTGTAGGAGGTGATATTTATGGCAGATGCAATTAACGATCTTATAGGAATTATGAGAGAGGAAGGAAATATAAACTATGAAAATCCATTTCTAATTGGGGTAGTGACCAAAGGTTATCCAGATATATTGGTCAAAGCTGGTAAAGTTGAACTAAGCACAAGAAACTTGCTAGTAGATAAATGGTTGCTCGATAGAAACAGTATAGAAATATCATCTAGTCAAGATAATATAACACATAATATAAATGACAACTTACAAGAGGGCGACAAGGTAGTTATGATTAAGTCAGGAGAAAAATATATTATAACAAATAAGGTTGTGAATCTATGAGTGAATTATTTCCATTTATAACCGTTCCAGAAGATTTCAAACCACCTAGTAATAAGAAGTTAGAAAAGTTTAAAGAAGTCGCATGGGATATTGAAAAAGATGAGCCTATTATTGAGAACAATAAATTTAAGATAATAGAAGGAAAAGAAGCCCTAAAGGTATGGATATACAAATGTATTAAGGCAAATAGATACGAGCATGAGGTTTATAGTTGGAATTACGGAACAGAGCTATCAGATTTAATAGGTCAAAGGTATACTAAGGGGCTTACAGAAAGTGAGGCTACAAGGTATATAAAAGAGGCACTTGAAGTTAATCCATATATACTAAATGTAGAGACAGTGGACAGTAAATTAGAAGGTGATGTTTTGAGTGCCAACGTAAAAGTCACAACTATTTACGGGGAGGTGGAAGTAAATGTATAGTAAACAGACATATGAAGTCATCAAAAATAGAGCGCTATCCAATATAGACTTAGATCTGTATAAAGGAGAGGGTTCTTTTTTAAATAATATGGTATCAGGGACAAGCACAGAGCTAGCTAAAATGTATATAGAATTGTCCAATATACATAAGATGGCTTTTATACAGGAGACATTTGACACCTTCCTTGATGCAAGAGTAAATGAATTTGGTATTTACAGAAAAATGGGCACAGAAGCAACTGGAGAAGTTGAGTTTATAGGTAAGGAAGGTACTCAATTAAGCAATGGTACAATAATCTCTTATAATGATCTTATGTATGTGGTAATTAAAGATGTAGTTATAGGATCAGATGAGGGAAATACTTCTCCAGTACAAGCATTACAAATTGGCATTGAATATAATATCCCTGCTGGTACAGAGTTTAAGCTTGAAGAAGAAATTAGAGATATAGAAAAAATAATTAATGCTAAGGAATTTACAGGCGGAACTGAGATTGAAGACGACGACGAATTAAGAGAAAGATTTTATAGAATTCAAAGAGATCCGGCGACATCAGGTAATGTAGCTCATTACGAGCAGTGGGCATTAGAAGTCGAGGGTGTATACGATGTAAAAGTATACCCTAGATGGGACGGTCCCGGCAGTGTAAAGGTCATGGTATTAGGGAGTGACAATGTAGCAG